ATCCTTCGATATCTTCTTTAGAAATACTTTCTGAAAAAACAAACCTAACAGACATCAAACAAATTAGAAATGTATCCCTCATTGATACACAAACTTCTAGAAAAATTTGCGATGTTGAAATTGTTGATGGTGCAAAATTAAAACTTGTAGGAACTGCCGAGGAAGAAATTAAATTCAAAACACCTTACGATCCTGCAGTTTATACCAACGGAAATGATAATGTTGTAGTAGATTCTGACATAGCATGGTTTACTAAGAATACAGGAACACTATGGTGGGATCTGAGCACAGCAAAATGGAATTTCTACGAGCAAGGGGATATTTCTTACAGGATTAACAGTTGGAACACCCTGGCTGAAGGATCATCTATAGACGTATACGAATGGGTAGAAACTAAATTACTACCTAGCGAGTGGGCGGCATTAGCGGACACTGCTCAAGGTCTTGCCAATGGTATATCAGGACAGCCGCTATATCCTAACGATAATGTTTATTCTGTTAAAGTATTAACCAGCCCAGTAACAGGAAAAACAACGGATACTCTATATTATTATTGGGTTAAAGCATCGACAATAATTCCAGATGGTATTCCTGGAAGAACAATGTCGGCTGCCGAAGTTGCAAGTCTAATTGAAAATCCGATATTATTAGGATCTCCTATAATAAGTTTTATAGATACTGATAAATTTTTGTTATCAAATTTTTATCCAAAGGTAGAAAATTCTACAATTACAATTAACGTAGAATTTTATTCAGATGATGTACAAAAAACTAATCTTGTACACCAAGAATATCAACTTCTAACTGAGGGAGTAGCAGACAGCCTGCCAGCAAAGAATTTAGAATCTAAGTGGTTAGATAGTTTAGTTGGTTTTGACCAAAAAGGCCAAACAGTTCCAGACCCAGATATCAATGAAAGAAGACGTTACGGTATATCCATAAGACCAAGACAATCTATGTTTAAAAATAGATTGTATGCTCTTAAACAAATTATAGAAAATATTAACGGAACATTATTAAAATATCCGTTCTCTGATATTATTTCTTTTGACGCATTAAACGATTTAGAAGAACCACCTAGCGATGTGTTAAACGAATATGATTTAGTGTTAGACACACTAGGTCAATTAGAGCAATTAGAAAGCACTTTAAGTGGATTCTTTCCTACAAGAATTAAAACAGCAGCACTAAAACCAAATATAATCAATGGCGAAATAGATACTATTGATATTATTGACCCTGGATTCGGATATCAAAAAACTCCGTTTATCACAATTGAAGGCGGGGGAGAGGGCGCGACTGCGATTGTAGAAAAAGATTCCCAGGGACGTATAATCAAAGCAACAGTGGTAACACGCGGTAGAAAATATGATAGTGCATCGGTTAAAATTAGGAATTTTAGCGTTCTTGTAAAAATAGATGAAACGGTAAACGGATTCTGGAGCATTTATAGTTTTGATCCTTCCAGGAAAAAATTCTACAGAAGTAGGACTCAAGCATTTGATAATACAAAATATTGGTTCTATTCCGATTGGTGGAAAGACGGATACTCTACATCGTCTAGAATAGTTACAGAAATATCTGAATATTATAAGTTAGCGTCGATCGACTCTTCTATAGGCGATCTAATTAAAATTAACGAATACGGATCCGGCGGTTGGGCCATTTTAGAAAGGGTCATTGACGGTACCGGCGAGATAGACGGTACACATTCGTTGATCGCAAGATCAAACGGAACTATTCAATTTTCTAATAAACTTTATGATCAAACAAAGAATGCACTAGGCTATGATTTAGTCTCGGCATTTGACGATTCGTTGTATGATTCTAATCCATCTATAGAATTAAGAAATCTTTTACACGTTGTTAGAGATGTGATTTTTACAGGAGACCTAAGAGTAGAATGGAACAAATTGTTCTTTAATTCTATAAGATATGTTTTCAGTGAGCAGGCATCGGTGGATTGGGCGTTCAAAACAAGTTTTGTGAATGTAACTCACAATGTAGGAGAATTGTTAAAGAAACCGACCTATAAAAATGATAATTTATCAGCCTATCAAGATTATTTAAATGAAGTCAAACCTTATAGAACAACGTTACGAGAGTATACTAGCCGGTATGTTACGAACGAATCTACAGGAACAGAACTAACTGATTTTGATCTTCCTCCTTATTTTGACGTACAAGAAAATAGTATATTACCTACATTGGCGTCTAACGAAATAATAAATGATAGTATTAGAAAATACTGGAGAGATAACAACGGATTTTCTATTAGTGAAATTAGAGTGTCATACGCCGGCGGAGATTATACATCTCCTCCTAAAGTGATAATAGAAGGAAACGGAACAGGAGCCGCAGCCAAGGCTTATATTTCCAATGGAAGAGTTAGTGGTGTTAGGATGATTTCAGAAGGTAGCGGATACACCGCTACTCCGGTTATTACTTTAGTTGGGGGGAATGGTTCTAGCACAAAAGTTGCTAAAGCGGTAGCCATCCTTGGCGATTCTAAAATTAGAAATTTTGATTTGACATTGAAATTTGATAGAATTAATAAACTAGGATTATACAATAATTTTGTTAAAAGCGAAACTATAATTCCTTCAGGTCGTTCTTCTGTTTATAATTTAAAATATGCTCCGACGTATAATAAAAATAACATCAGAGTATACAAAAATAATCAGATATTACCTTTTACAGAATATACCATTTCATTCTTTACAATACAAGATTCTGGATATACTGTGTTAAAAGGAAAAATTAGTTTTGACACACTACCATTAGCATCTGATAGTATCTATATAGAATACAGTATAAACGATTCATACCTTGATGCTGTTAATAGAATTAACAGATTCTATCTGCCAACTAAGGGAATGATAGGAAACGAGTTGGATCAGTTAATGACCGGAATAGATTTCGGCGGAGTTCAGATACAAGGAAACTTGTTTGAAGTTACCGGTGGATGGGATGCTCTTCCTTGGTTCTCAGATGGTTGGGATAGTGTTGAACCTTCAGGAGATTTTTATATTGTTGCTAGAGGTAGTACCACCGAAGTAACACTACCTGAAGCACCGACTCTAGGACAAATGATCAGTATCTATATCAAGAGATACGGTACAGAAAAATTCATAAGAATCGACGATCCTTACTTTGACCAGTTAGGTGATTCTTCGCAGATTACTAATCCAAATGCAATTATTCCGTCTATCGTAGGAGACGGCAGCACTACAACATTCCAGATACATGAATACGTTCACACTGAAGATGGCGATGTTTTAATTTTTAGACCTTTTGAAAGCGATGGTGCGGTAAACATTAATGATCCTAATATTATTGATACAGATATTACCGGCGGAACTTTTGAAAGTTTTGGCGGAATGTTTACAAATGCTAATGGATTTACCGCAGAAGAAATTTCAATTACCGGCGGCCAATTTACAAGTCCTGAACACGTTCCTGCTACTGAAGAAAATGTTCCCGGACAAGTATTAGACAGTTTAAGCATTAAAGTTTATCAGGTATCTCCAACCGGATCCGCTATCATTCACGGCAATAGATTTGTATCAGACGGTAGTACCTTGAGATATGATATAGGCGTTGAAGTGTTTGATGCTAAATCAGTATTGGTATATGTCGATGGAGAGTTGTACAACTATGCCAACGACAGCACCATAGATTATACAATAGACTTCGCTAATAACCAGGTATTGTTTGGAACTATTCCTCCAGTTAATTCATTTATTGAAATTATAGGAGTAAGTAAAGGCGGAATAGCAATTTTAAGTTACGAAACAATAATTGCTACAGGTGGTGATGCTTACTACATTACTCGAGTTGATACTGATCTAGTAACCAACATTATCACTACAATAGACGGAGTAGAAGAAGATCTAGGATTTACAGACAGCGGTGTTGTAGCAGAGGATCTCGGAATCGAATTGCCTACAGGAAAAGCCACTGTAAGATTTGCTATCAAACCGACACAAGGAAGTGCTGTAAAATTTATTATTTTAGGCCAGGGTTTAGATACTGATAGCAGCGAAAGATCTTTGGTTAGAGTTAATACTCAACAATTTGTAATAGACGATTCGAGTAGAGAATTTGAACTTACTGGGTTCGTGAACCTAACACGAGGTTCAGCAGCATCGTCGATGATTGTAGAACTTAATCAAAAGAAATTAAAAGGACCGGATACCTATTATGCTGTATACGATGGAACTAACAACACTATTCTTGTAGGTTCAGACCCGTTAGCAACGGTAACTTCTGTGTCTATTAATGTGTTTATTAACGGAATACCGCAACCGTTTGTTACTGCTTATATCTATAATGGTGCAACTAAACAGGTAGTTATCAGAGAAGATGTATTAAGTATTAATGATGTAATTAAAGTTGAAGTTACTAATAGTTCAGAGTATTCTTTAGACAATAATAAAATTACATTGATTCCGGACGTTGAAATTACACGTGGCGATATTGTAAATGTTACATGGTTCTCGGAATACCCTTCCTTAGACATGATATCGGATATCTATCAAGGAGGTCAGGTAGAATATCATTTAAAGAGAACAGCATTAGATATTAACTATCTATGGGTATATTACAATGGCGAAAGATTAAAGAGAGGAAAAGACTATACACATATTCCAAGTAGGAATACTGTAAAATTGAATATTTTAACAACCAAGGATGATATCATCGACATTGTTGAATTTGGTAATGTTTTATATAAAGATCCAAGATGTTTTGAAATTTTCAAGGACATGACAAACAAATATTTGTATAAGAGACATTGTACAGATCAAAATTCTTTATCTGCTGACCTAACGTATTTTGATACTAGTATTTCAGTAACTAACCCAGATTTATTAGACGATCCGTTACCTACTAGAAATATTCCTGGAGTTATCAAAATTGGTAATGAAAGAATTGAATATATGCAAAAAACCGGAAATGTTTTAACCGGACTAAGGAGAGGAACAGCAGGGACACCGATTAACAATTTAAACCCTGCTGGAACAAAGGTTATAAATGTAGGAATTTCAGAAACTATTCCATATTCCGATACTCAAGAAACAGTTGATTTCTTATTCGATGGATCCACTAGGACTATCGGACCTCTAGGTTTCGTTCCTACACTATCAACTCGAACATGGGAATATAATGCTGATACTTCGATACCTACAGGTTATGGTCCTTGCGATACTATAGAAGTTTTTGTAGGGGGTCGTAGATTGCGTAAAGATCCTATAAGAGTTTATGATGAATCTCTAGGACCTCAGACAGTTTCTAATAATGTGCTTAATGATGCTGAGTTTTCTGTAGATGGTATTACAGAGTACATACGTTTAACAGATGTAGAAAATATTACAGCAGGAACTAAAATTTTAGTGGTAAGAAAAATAGGAAAAATTTGGTATGATCGCGGTGAAACCACTGCAAGTACCGGATATTCGCTGTTATCTAATAATACTCCTATGGCGTTGTTCATAGATAAAAAGCGCACAGAATTACCATAATAAATACACGTATGGAGAATAACGAGTCTAAAATGCCCCAAAATACACAAAATTCACAGCCGACAGAGGCTAAGCCCAACGAAACGGGCGGGTTTCATGTCGAAGGACACATCAAAATCTACGATCCTGAAACCAAGGAAATCTTTATTGATAAGAGAAATGCGATTCATTATGAAAACATCAGTATTGCATTGGTAAATTCTTTATCAAACCAAGGTCAGGGAACTATCTATCAGATGGTATTTGGAACGGGAGGAACGGTTGTTGACCCAACTGGGTTGATATCTTATCTCACTCCTAATACAGTAGGCACTAATTCGAATCTTTATAATCAAACATATTCTAAAATTGTAGATCAAAACTCTGCAGAAAATGCAGATCCTACAAGAAATAAAATGGAAATACGTCATATCAGCGGGGCAACATATTCTGATATTGTTGTATCCTGTTTATTAGACTACGGCGAACCAGACGGGCAGGAAGCATTTGATAATAGTCAGAACATGGAAAGTGATTTTATTTTTGACGAATTGGGATTACGAAGTTATAGTCCTGACGGTGTAGGAAAATTGTTGACTCATGTTGTATTCCACCCTGTACAAAAATCATTAAACAGATTGCTTCAAATCGATTATACGATCCGTGTACAGAGTTTAACAAGTTTTAGTGAGGTATAACGATGGCATATAATGTAAATTACAGCGATGTCGATACAAAAACTGCCATTCGTGTAGAAGATAATACTCGAAATGTAGATACTAGTTTAGTTTTTCCCGGACGTAACTCTACCGATTACGGTAGAATCGTTGCAGAAAACTTTTTACATTTACTAGAAAATTTTGCCAGTCCTTCGGCACCGATTAACCCAGTTGAAGGCCAATTATGGTACGATAGTTCTAACGGAACATTAAAGATTTATGATAACGTAAGTTGGAAAGCGGCATCTAGTATACAAAAATCACCAACCGCTCCATCAGTGAGCGCAGACAAAGTAGGTGAAATCTGGGTCGATACAGTTAAGCAGCAGTTATATGTTTGGTCAGGCGCTGCATGGGTATTAGTTGGTCCAGAGTTCAGTACAGAAAGCGGTTTACGAACAGGATCAGTAATTGAAACTATTAATGATTCTGATAATACCCCTCGACGAATTGTTAAATTATTAGTCGAGGATGTGCCTGTCGCTATTATTAGTAAGGACACGTTTACACCCAAGACGACTATTCCAGGTTTTGATACTATTCGATCTGGAGTAAACGTTAGTCAACCAAATGACGCTGCCGAAATTGCAGCCTTTGAAGGAGGCACACCTGTTATTAATGGTGTCGCATCGAGTGCAGACGGACTTAATATCAACTCAGAATTTGTTACGGCTGCTACCTTTCTTAGAACAGATAAGCCAAACACCACTGAGTTCGGATTAACTATTAGAAACAATGCTGGACTAGTGTTGGGAGCAGATAGTCAATTTAAAATTATTAATACTTCTACAGCGGCTAAAATTTATAACGGTACTGACGGAAGTTCTTTAGATCTTGATATTAAAAGAGATGGTGTACAATATACTACTATTAGAATTATCGGGGATAAAGTCGGTATTAATGTCGAAAGCCCGCAGTATCAGTTAGACATTGACGGCACAATAAAAACAACTTCGAACATTATCATCTCTGGAACAGACCCTGCAGTTAATTTCGAAGCAGGATCTTTTAGAACGGCAGGCGGTGCAGCCATTAGTAAAAATCTTCTTGTAGGCACAGACCTGCAAGTAAATGGATCAATTGCATCTTCTGATATATTACCAGTCTCGACATTGGTTAACAGTATTGGAAGTTCAACTAAGAAATACAAAGAAGTGTACGCCGAAACAATTAAGGCAGATTTTTTACAAGGTGTTCTAAATGGTGACATTGCTGGTAATGCAAGAACGGCTACAAATCTTAGACAAATTTCTTCTTTTCAGATATTAGGCGATATAGAATCAAACATTGTAACTTTCGATGGAGCAGTTGGTGGTTATACTAAACAGTTTACTACACAATTAACATCTGAAATTATTAATAATAAACCAGAACCGTTTCCGAACGTTTCAACAGAAGACGATTTTATTTTAACTTTTAGAGAAGGAACAGGTCTCTTAAAACAATCAAGAGATGTATTTGTCTATGACCTAGCAGTACCAATTGGTGCGATTATGCCTTATGCAGGTTTAAACGTTCCTACAGGGTACTTATTGTGCGACGGTTCAGAAGTAGAAAAGGCCAAATATAGTAAATTATTCGATGTGTTAGGAAATACATACGGCACTCCTACAAGAGGAGTTAATACTTTCGTTCTTCCAGATTTAAGAGGCAGGTTCCCATTGGGTAAAGATTCGATGGATAATGGACAAACTGTTCCAACAACTACAGGTAGACCAGTTGATTCTGGTGGTGGTGCTGCCGGACGTGTTCCCGGTTCAGGCGCTGCCAATTTAGGTGGATCCGGTGGTGCTCCTTCGACTACATTGACACTAGGAAATCTTCCTGACCATGAGCACACGTTAAGACCTCCCAACAGCGACAGGCAATTTAATGTAGTGAGAATCGATTCGGCAGTTGTTAGTGGTGTTGCCCCTGGACCCGGTTTAGGACCAACTGCCCCTGGACAAGCACAATACCTCAATAGTTCTGGAGGAATCAAAACAACAGTTTCTCTAGCACAACCAGTGGCTACGTTGAATCCTTATCTAACATTGAACTATATTATTCGTTCTGGCCCACCAGCATTCTAATGGAATAACATATGGCATATATTGTAAACAAAACAGATGGATCGGTAGTTGCTACGGTAGCAGATGGACAGGTAGATGCTCTGTCAACTGACCTAACACTTATCGGAAAAAATTATAGCGGTTTTGGCGAATTTTTAAATGAAAATTTTATCAAAATATTAGAAAATTTTGCTAATAGTTCAGAACCGGCTAACCCTATTAGGGGGCAGATATGGTTTGATACTAACGAATCTAAATTAAAAGTTTATTCAGGAGTTCAGTTTCAACCAGTAAGTTCAGCAACGATTTCTAGCACTCAGCCAGCGAATCTCGGTGTGGGTGATTTATGGTTTAACGATGTTGATAGACAATTATATTTTTGTTTTGACACTAGCGGAAGCGTCCTATTGTTAGGGCCTTCATATTCATTAACTCAGGGACGAAGCGGATTTGAAGTAGTTAATGTATTAGATAATCAAAACCAAGAACGAGTAATAACAAAACTTTGGAACAACGGATTATTATTAGGAATTTTTTCATCAGCAGCCTTCCAACTTAAATTACCTATGTTGGGTTTTGGAACAGCAGGTAAAGCAGTTATTCCTGGATTCAACCAAGGAGAACTCGTAGGCATCAAATTTGATGTAACCGCCACCAATGCTGAGAATTTAGGAAATGAACCGGCCTCGGTCTATTTGAAAAGAAATACAGATAACATCATTAACGGCCAATTAACGATAACTTCTAATAACGGATTGTTAGTAGGAGACAGCCAACAAGCCCAGTTAGTTGTGGTAGATGGTAACGTTCAGATACAAAATGATGCTGAAAATAAAAATATTACAATCAAGGTAAAACGAGGAGCAGCGGTAGATGATGTAATTCAAATTTCTACTTCTGATCAAACATTGTATCTATATGGTAATAATGCTGCAAGTTCAACTCTTATCGGAGGCGATCTTACAGTAAACGGTGATCTTACAGTAAACGGAAATACCACTACTGTTAATACATCAGTATTAACCGTTGAAGATAAAAATATTGTTTTAGGAGATTTAGGTGATCCTGGAAGTAATAACGATACCTACGCCGATGGCGGCGGAATTATTTTAAAAGGTTCCTCTGACCATGAATTGTTATGGTCATCGTCGGAAGGTGCATGGATTAGTACTGAACATGTAGTACTTGAGACAGGAAAGGGTTTTAGAATTAAAGATCCCTTCGGTGTCGTTAGAGAAGTATTAACATGGAACAGTTTAGGTCCTAGCATTACAAGTATTCCAGGTGTTACTTCTTTCGGTACTCAAACAACTTTAACTATTGGACCAGAATTGCCCCCAGGATCGGGCAATCCCCCTACACCATATTTAAGATTACAGAATAACAGAATTACTACACTGATTTCTAATCAAGATTTAGAGATAGAACCAAATGGCACAGGTAACGTTGTATTAATAGGAAGTCCTAGAGTAACAGGTATGGCGGATCCTGTAGACGCACAAGATGCTGCTACGAAAGAATATGTTGATGAAGAATTAGAAACAAGAAGTCTTGTTTTTAGTTTGGATATCTCCGATGCTATTTCTAATGCAGGTATAGCAGTTTGGTTAACACAGGTAGCACCCCCTGCAGAATTCAGAAACGGTACTAATGCTAGAATTTTATGCACATCATTGTCGAACAGTACTTCAACCTTTAATATTAATACATACCTTTCTACATCAAGTACAGAATTTATTACTCCTGATGCTCCTGGATCGTTGGTTCCCGGAGGAACCGCATTCGGTGTTAATAACGTAGCATTCTCAACAGCAACACTACCAGCACCTCCTATATCCGTGTTTAGGGTGGTAAAATTATATCGTCTGGTTGGTGGTGCTTGGACATTTATATCATAATTAGGAGCGAAGAATGTCTTATGTAATTAATAGATACAGCGGTAGTCAACTAACAGTAATTGATGATGCTACTTTAGATACATCAACTAGTGTTACACTCGTTGGAAGAAACTATACCGGGTACGGCGAAGTACAAAACGAAAACTTTTTATTTTTATTAGAAAACTTCTCTAACAAAATTGCACCGCCTAGACCGATATCTGGTCAATTATGGTACGATACTGTCAATAACAGATTAAATGTTTATAATGGTGATGATTGGAGATCAGCAGCATCTGCTGATGTTTCGGATTTACCCCCAGCAGCCACTTCTGGTGCTGTATGGTTAGACTCGACCTCGAACCAACTCTATGTTTATAACAATGGATGGAAAATTATAGGTCCTGAGGCAATAGCAGGTTTTGGTGCAACAAAACTAGAAAGTATAAAAGTTAAAGATACTCTTAATGTTGATAGACCTGTTATACTAATCAAAATAGATGACGTTATACACGGAGTTATTGCTAATGCTACATTTGTAATATCGGGAAATACTCCTATCGTAGGGTTTAATAATTTAGTAACAGGCATTAATTTACTTTCTGGTTTTAATGTCAAGGGTAATTTAACAGGCAATGCAGACTCTGCATCATCATTACTCACAGCAAGAAATATTAACGGAGTTCCGTTTGATGGAACAATTAATGTAACTGTAAAGGCTTCTACAACTCAACCATTGGTCGCTGGAGACTATTTAATAGGTTCAAATTTTGACGGTGGATCGAGAACCACATGGGACATCAATGCAAACAGCGAAAATGTTATTGGAAGTGTTGTTGCTAGAGATTCCGCAGGAGATTTTGCTGCAGGAAATATCACAGCCAATAATTTTGTGGGCAACCTATCTGGAAACGTTTCCACAATTACAGGGACTAGTACATTTAATATTATTGAAGCGCAAGAAGTTAGAGGACCACGACTTGTAGGTAATGCAAGTTCAGCATCTAGACTAGAAGTAACGAGATTGATAAATGGTGTTGAATTTAATGGAACACAGGATGTAACAGTTCCTGCAGAAGCATCAACCTTAACAGGTTTTAGATTAGCCAACAACGTTATAGAGTCTAGCCTTACTACAGTGGGGACATTAAACTCGTTGTCAATTGCTGATCCTGGTTTAAATGTATCGTCAGGCGCTATCAAGATATACAACAGCCAGACAGAAAATTTACCTTTAATAGAAACTGAAAATCCAAACGGTTTAAATTTAAGAATTAAAGATACTTCAGTACCTTCTCAAAAAACATCTTTATTTTTTGTTAGCGGTACAAAAGCACTTACGTTAGGAGCACAAGGAACAGCATTAATCGCTCCTGAAACTAATGCCGGTGTTGATTTAGGATATAATGATAAAAGATTTAATAGATTTTTCTCTAATTCTGTAAATTCGCCAACTATTCTTGCACAGACTATTACCTCTACAGCAGGAAACAATTCTATTGCAATGAACGGAGACCTAACAGTTTCTGGAAATTTAACAGTAAACGGTACAGTTACTACAATTAATTCTATCGATGTATCCATAGATGATTTAACTTTTACTATCGCGGCCAATACCACTAGTCAAGTATTAGCAGATGGTGCTGGGGTTATTATTAACGGAGCCAATGCAAGATTCTTATATGATGCTACTGGTGATAAAATGACCCTTAATAAGACGTTAGACATGGGTGCAAACAATGTAATTACTACCGGATTATTTCAAGGCGTGGCAACTAAAGCACAGTACGCAGATTTAGCAGAACGATATCAGGCAGATAACGAATATACACCGGGAACCGTGCTAGAATTTGGTGGAGATTTTGAAGTTACTATTGCTGAAGATGAAACAAGACGTGTAGCAGGCATAGTGTCTACTAACCCTGCCTATGAAATGAATACAAGTCTAGAAGGTCAAAATGTAGTGTCTATAGCGTTGCAAGGTCGTGTTCCTTGCAAAGTCCGAGGCAAGATACGCAAAGGGGATATGTTGGTCAGCGGCGGCGGGGGTTATGCTAGACCCACAAGTGACCCGAAATTAGGAACTATAATCGGAAAAGCATTAGAAAGTTTTGAAGGATCCGATGGCGTGATCGAAGTAGCAGTGGGTAGACTTTAAAATAAATACATTGATAATTTGGAGCAGATAAATGGCATATGAAGTAAACAAGTTTAATGGTACATTTTTAACGTCTGTAGCAGACGGAACCATTGACAATACCACAGATTTACGCTTTATTGGTAAGAATTATGCCGGTTACGGTGAGATTCAAAATGAAAATTTTCTACATTTATTAGAAAATTTCTCTAACACCACCGCACCGCCAAAACCAGTAACAGGACAAATTTGGTACGATTCCACCTTAAAGAAATTAAAATTTTATGACGGGTCTAAATTTAAAATTGCCAGTGGTGCCGAAGTAAGTACATCTGCTCCTACAGGACTTGCCGCTGGAGATTTTTGGTTCGACGAAACAGCCCAACAATTATATACTTGGACAGGACAAGAATTTGTTTTGATTGGTCCTGCCGCCGCGCCTGAATTTGGTAATAGTTCGGCTGTAGGTTCGGTAGTACAAGATACTAATGGATCAGCCCACAGTATTATTAAATTGATTGCCGCAGACGTTGTTGTCGCTATTATTAATAGTGACGCAGAATTTGAGTTAGGTTCTAGTTTTAGAATTCCCGGCTTTGATATCATTAAACGAGGCGTAACATTAGTTAATACATTAAGTGGATCTAATGGAGTAACTTCAGCCGGAACAGGATTTTTGTATTGGGGAACTGCTTCGAATGCATTGAGATTAGGTGGTCAAGATGCTTCAGAATACCTAACGAAATCTAATACGTCGTTCACTGGCTCAGTAACTTTTCCTGATGCAGGATTTAGATTAGGTCAAGATTTAGATTTACACATATTTGTTGAAACTAGGGATCCTAACCAAGTCGATTCGTTGAGGGATGAAGATCAACTAGTGCTAAGTCAGACCAGTAGAGACCAACCCATTACATTTAGAGTTCAGGTAAACGATACTACTAAAATCAACGTTGCAAAAATTAAAACTACAGGAATTAATCCGGGTGTAGGTTCTTTCTTTTCACTAGGAACATCAACATACAAATGGTTGAATGTTTTTGCCGACACATTCACGGGCGATGTAACTTCGACCAATATCTCAGCAACAAATATTACAATTTCAAATGCGCTAGGCGGACTTAAAGGAAATCTTAAGGCCAATGATGATACAATCGCATTTGATAAATCTAGCAAAACATTTTTTGGAACATTAGGAACAACCAGTAATAGATCGCTGGTTTACGGAGATTTAATTGGCGATGTAACCGGTTCAGCAACCACCGCTTCTAGATTGGGATCTTACTCTCCTAGTATAGCCTCTGGAGCAGAAACAGTTGCAGTGCGTGATTCTAGCGGTGCAATTACTGCGGATTCGTTCATTGGTACTGCTTCTAAAACAGATAGATTAAAAATAGATAATGCCGCAACAGATACAGATCCAAATTATAAAAGCGCAAAAACTACAGCAACAGGTAGTACGATTGTAGCAAGAACTGCCGATGCTGATATTTTTGCAAGAATATTTGATGGAACAGCAACAGCAGCAAGATATGCCGACCTTGCAGAAAAATATCTTGCTGACAAAGAATATGATGTAGGTACAGTAGTTTCTGTATGCGAACACGGCGAACATGAAGTTGAAGCCAGTGTTTGGGGACAACGTGCGATCGGTGTTGTTAGTGCTAATCCTGCATTTATGATGAACAGTGAATTAGAAGGCGGTACATATATTGCTCTTAAAGGCCGAGTTCCAGTAAAAGTAATAGGTGTTGTTAAAAAAGGACAGCGATTAATTGCAGGCAATGACGGTTGCGCAGTTGCGGCAGTTCCCCATGCTAATGATGTTTTTGCTATCGCATTAGAATCTAGTGACGATTCAGGAACAAAATTAATAGAAGCAATTGTACTATAAGGATTCAACATGGCCAACTCGGGCGAAACAATTCTGGCAACTGACTATAATGAAATTAGAAATAAAATTGTAGATGTTATGGGACCAGGCTCTGCCTCTTACGGGTACGGCCAAAGCATTATAAGTTCTCCAGTTTCTAACCTCGAAAGTGTCACTAAAGTACAATGGGATAATCTAAGATTTGATATAATCAATGCACGGGTTCATCAAACAGGAGAACTTCCTAGCATTGTACAGGTTTCAACTACAGATCCTATTCGATACAGTGCTGCCAGTCCAAATTATCAATATAACATTATTGCAGATACTGCAAGATCGGAACGTTTTAATGTAGGAACGGGACAATTTGCCATTACTCCTGCTGCCACAAGATCAACATCAGTATCGTGGAATGCGTCTCAAACAGTGACATTAACAGTTTCTTTTTCTACAGCACAACAAGCGAGATATTTTTTTAACAGCGGCGGGAAAGTGAGATTTTCTAGTACCAGAAGCGGTGGGACAGTTAGTCAGCAAAATCAAGCATGGACTAATTTGTTAAGCAGTGCAGGTACATCAGATTTTGGCGGAAATTCGCCAGCAGTATCTTTTTATAATTTAACAAGTAGTCCTCAAACGTGTTTTTCTTATTCTGCCACTTCCCCTTATTCTGCTAACACATATAGAATTAGTGCATATTGTAATGTTGCAAACAATTCGGGCGGAACAGCAACACAAATTAATTTTATTGTCACTTACACAGATGCATATATAGATTTAAATCCTGCAACACCGCCGGGAGATAGTGTAGACGGTACATTAACGTTGACTGTTGAACAGATTAAAGCCGCAGGCACCTTGTTGCCGGTAGGAACTTTTTCTGTAACAGCACCGACATATTCAATTACCGCGTTCAGCGGTTCTTAAGGGTTAATATATGTTCGAGGTAAAAAATGCCTGTTAATGATTTAGTAAGGGTCCCAGATTATAATAGTATAAGAACAACCATTGTAAACGTAATGGGTACAGGTTCTGCTACGGCCGGATACGGCCAAACCATTTTGTCTAGCGATGTAGCGGTAAATGATTTTGTAAGTAAACCGCAATGGGACAATTTAAGATATGATATTGTAAATGCTATTGTCCACCAAACAGGAACATTGCCAACTATACATGAACCAGCAGTGGGCGAATTAGTTAGATACGCTTCTAACCTACCAAACTTTCAATACAATACATTAGCCAATCAGGCAAACACAAATAGATTCGATATAGGAGCAGGTCAATACGCTGTTGAACCAAAGGCTACACAAACTAACACTGTTAGTTTTTCTAACAGCATCTCGACAACAGTTACGGTTACATTTTCTTCTTCGGATCAGGCAAGATTTTTCTTTAATAGCGGGGGGAAAATAAGATTTTCTTCGCAATTCGTTGATAGTCTTGGAACAAGTCAGAGTTCTGGTTGGAGTACAATTTTACAGAATTTAGGTACTGTAAGTTTTGGAGGTAACACTCCTGCAATAAATTTTTACACGTTAACTAATTCCCCGCAGACATTTTATAATCAAGGTATTTCTGGAACTTATTCTATGAATACTTGGCGATTACAGGCTTATTCTAATGTAGCAAACAACTCATTAGGAACAGCAACTATACTTACTTTTGTTTCAACCTGGATAGATTCATATACGGATCCAGGTTTTCCACCACCAGGGGACCTTGTACAAGGTTCTATGACATTAAACGTGAGTCAGTTGAGAGCGACCGGTGCATTATATCCCTCATTGGTGGCTAACTCTTTCAATATTGCCGGACCATCAACTTACTCTATTACTCCAATTGCAGGTAGTTAAGGAATGAAAAGATGGCTAAATCCGATTTAATTAGAGTTCCGGATTATAACAGCATCCGAGATGTGATATCTCAAGTGATGACTAATTCTTCCGGAACCTACGGGTACGGCCAAGCACTGAACGCCAGCGAAGTTGTTGTAGGAAATTTTGTTACTAAAGCACAATGGGATGCTTTAAGATATGACATAATAAATGCATTGCTTCATCAAACAGGTGTAGTTCCTGATATAGTTTCTCCTTCAGTAGGCGATGAAATTACCTTTAGCGATCAGCAGCCAAATAGCCAATATTCAGATTTAGCAACTATCGCCAGTAATAACAGATTTGATATAGGATCAAATCAATACGCAATCGAAAGCCTTGCTAATCGTACCGAAGATGTGATTTTTAATGTAACATTACAGACCACTGTAACTGTTTCATTTACCGATGCAAATCGTGCTAGATGGTTTTTTAATAGCGGCGGAAAAATAAGATTAAATTCTAGTTTTGAAGATACAATAGGAACAGATCAAAGTTATTCTTGGACAGTCTTGACATCAAATACCGGTACCCCGGCTTTCGGAGCAAACACATCACCGATTGGATTTTATTCATTAACTAATCAAGACAAAGTATTTTTTACCTATAATATAGGAGGAATATACAATCAGAATTCTTGGAGAATTTTAGTAAGATCGGATGTTGCTGACAACTCTAACGGCGGTGCAACCCAATTAATTTTTACAGTACAATGGGTTGATAGTTATGCTGATTTAATGGATGTTGGTCCCGGAGATCAAGTAGCAGGCAGGATGACTTTAAATGTTTCTATGTTGAAACCTACTGGAGTATTATACCCAGGACAGGCATCAGGATCTTTTAGCGTATTGCCTCCTTCGGGAACAGCAATATCACAATTTGAATCTAATTTTAGTTTGCCGTATCCTGTTATTAGATCTTTCATCGCAGTTCCAAATCCAGCAGATTTTGGTTCTCCGTCTACGTTACAATGGAGAACTCGCAATTCTATCTATACTTGGATTGAAGGTATAGGTAGTGTTTCAAATACTGGACCATTCTCAAGCCAGAGCGGACAACTAGCGGTATCAGAACCATTTACAAAAACATTTACACTTCATGCTTCGAACAGACTAGGTGAAGTTACATCAAGTAGAACTTTAGTTATAAATCCTGCTCCGGTTCCTAGATACGTTTTAAGTGTATCACCTCAAGATTATGTTAATGAAGGTGGTACAGTAACCTTTACATTAAGAACTGAAAACGTTTCAAATGGAACAGTTGTTCCCTTTACACTGAGCGGAATATCTAGTGCAGACATAGGGGGATCTCCGTTAACCGGTTCTTTCACGGTAAACAGTGGAATAGCATCAGTGACCTACAATATAAGTGCCGACTTAACGTCTGAACCTAGGGAAACATTTACATTAGAATTGAATGGTGGGTTAGGACTTCCGGTAAGTGTTAAAATTAATGATACTTCTCAGACGCCTATAGTAATTCCGCCTCCTACAGTTAGTGTTATTTCCAATGTAAATTCTGTTGCAGCAGAGTCGCCGATTGTGTTTACAATCACTACATCAAACGCAACATTGGTTTATTCAAACGGATCAAATCTTTCTAGTATTGCAACTACAAAGAACATTAGTTCAGTTATTCCTATTGGGGAAGTTATTGAAAGACCACCGTCTGTTGGGTCGTATGTATACGTAGTAACGGCTATAGGACCGGGAGGTACAACTACTGCAACAAAAGCATTTACTGTTACGG